AAAAAGGATTGGCATTTATGGAAATGGATAAATTAAATATGTTTGAAAAAAAAGCGTATGAAACTATTTATGCAGAACCAGAAGAAACTTTCCACAGAAAATTTATTCCTAAAGTTGTTGCAGATTTTATTCCACAATTTAATTTGAACAAAGATGATTTTATTTTAGACATTGGTTGTGGTCCAGGTGTATTTCTCCAAGAGATGAAAGATTTACATTACACTNATGTGGCTGGCATTACTCTTTCAAAAGAAGATCACGACATCTGTATTAAAAAAGGTTTAGTTGCACGCATGTCATCTATGAGTGACATTGATCTTGATGATGGAGTGGTGGATTTTATTTGGTGTAGACATGCCATTGAACATTCACCATATCCATTATTTACTTTGTTTGAATTTAATCGTCTACTCAAAGAGGGTGGAAAAGCATACATTGAAGTACCTGCGCCCGATTGTGATAGACCACATGAATCTAATCCTAATCATTATTCTATTTTGGGTAATGCGATGTGGAGTAATTTATTTGTGAAAGCAGGATTTAAAATTCTATTTGCACAATACTTAGAATTTGATATGACAATTGATGAAAAGACTGCGCATGAAAAATATATTATTTACGGAATTGAAAAATGCAACAAGCTCTTTCCAAGCATGAACTCAAACGAGTAGTACAACAATTTTTAAAAGATCCTAATAGAGGCATTTCTATTAGACTCTTTGCGGAATTAGCAGGCATGTCACAAGGACATCTTCAAGATGTGTTTCTTTATCAAACTGAACCTGTGAGTGAAATCGTACAGCGTAGAGTAGATAAAGCCTATAAAGCCTTCATCAATGGTGAAGTGTCTGTGATGCAAAACAAAGATGGCAGTCGTTACATTGAGTATCGCAAAGTGGCTAGACCACTTATGAAGAAAACTTTAGGCTTGATAGCAACACACGATGGGATTAAAATTAATTTAGGTATTAAACCTAAATATAACTATGGTCAACTTAATTTAGATGAGCAACTCAAAGGGGGATAAAATGGCGGTAATGAAAGATTATAAATGTGCAAAGCATGGGTTTTTTGAAGGCAGATCTGCAAAATGCCCTATGAAAGACTGTCAAGAGGAAGTCATGGTAGTGTTCTTACAAGCACCTCATCATGTATCTCCTAGAACAAAATTAGGTGATAAAGCCCTAGAAGGTCTTGCAAAAGACTTCAAAATGGGGGATATTAAGTCAGCAGGCATAGGTGAGAACCAAGGAAACTTGATGTCACGTAACAATAAGTTTACTAAAAAACAATATGCTGAGGCTGAAGCCCATTTATTAAGGAAAACAAGTAATGGTGAAGTACCACGTGAACCTAGACCAGGTGATGCAGCCATGTGGGGTGGGGGTATGAATGGTATGAATTTACAATCACTTTTAACTGGAAGAATGGTACAATCCATTAAAGGTGAGTCAGTAGGTTTAACACCTCAAGAAGCGGGTATTAAAAGCGGACCAACTATTGATCCTAAATCAACAATGAGAGATCCTGATAATTTAAAGATTAAAACATGAGAATACCAACCAACGCAGATGAACGAGAAAGTTTTTACTTAGAGTTAATTCAAAAGTGTGAAGTATCAAGAGAGTCACGTAAAGCTGACTACTCAGTGTTGCGTAGCTATTATCTTTTTGGTGCAGCACCTGAAACACCTCCTGCGTATTTTAACAAAATCCATCCTCATTTAGACCAACTCACTTCATTTTTATACTCAGCAGAAACCACAAGATTTTCAATTCAACTTGGTGCGTCTGTTGATCCTATAGAACATCGCAAAGCACCTGTACTCACTTCAGCTTTGAATGATGAATGGCTTAACTCTAATGCTGACCAAGTATTTATGTCAGCGCTTAATTGGTCATTGGTGTACAACACAGCTTATGTGAAGCTCGTTATGAATAATGGCATCACACCTTACATGATTGAACCTTCAGCAATAGGCGTATTGCGAGAAGATATACCCTATACAGACAGGCAAGAAGCCCTTGTTCAAACATATTACATTACGAAATCGGAGCTATACGCCCGTCTGTACTCACATCCTAGACGTGAAGATATTGTGTCACGTGTGACACCTGGTACACGCGTACAAGAAAGTGATATGCCAGACGCAGTCAATAGAATTGTATTGTCACAATCTAATCCAACCATGTATGGTAATGTCAACTTAGAACTTGATGGCATCAATCGTTACAAAGCTATGGTGGCTGAAGATACCATTGAGATGAAAGAGCTATGGTGTTGGAATGATGAAACAAGTGATTACCAAGTTGTGACGATGGCTATGCCAGGTATTATTGTATATGACAGACCAGGATCATCTTTATTCTTAAAAGGTGAATGTCCGTTTGTTCAGATTTGCCCTAACCCACAATACGATTATTATTGGGGACAATCAGAAGTACAACGCTTAGTATTATTACAAGCCTTGCGTAATCAAAGAATGAATGACATTCTTGATTTACAGTCTAAACAAGTCAATCCTCCTACAGCACTAACTGGATTCTCTGGCATTTTAGATGAAAAGAATTTTGCATTAAACCGAGCTGGCGGTTTATTGGCGACAGATATGCCTAATGCTAAAGTGGAACGTTTGTCACCTGAGTTACCTAGCAATCTCTATGATACTCTAAGGGAAATAGATGAGATGTTCGCAGAAGTGTCTGGAATCACCTCTGTTCTCTCCGGCAGGGGTGAGTCTGGTGTGAGATCACAAGGTCATGCTTCCCAATTAGCAAGATTAGGTTCATCACGTGCTAAGAAACGAGCTTTAATCGTAGAAGATGCTTTAGAAAAAGTAGCAACACTCTATTTAAAACTTATGCAAGCTTACAATCCTACACATTATAGAGATACAGAAAACATACCATTTATTACAGAACAATTTACTAAAGATTTTGTGGTGAAAGTAGATGCTCATTCAAATAGCCCAATCTTCACAGAAGATCTAAAAGAACTTGCATTTAACTTATTTAAAGCGCAAGCTATTGACAGAGAATCTCTACTTGATTTATTAGAGCCTCCTATGAAACAATTATTGAAAGATAAATTGAAACGTAAGGAGAAAGAGGGTGGTGGTCAACCTCCTCAACCTCCTAAAGAAGGAGAACAAGGATAATGGCAAGAGAACAAATAGCATCAAAAGCAGATCAGCCACGTGTCACTACAGGTGACATTGCACGAAAGTCTGAGCCTGCAAAATTAGAATACCGTGTTAGTATTAAATCCATGGATCGTAGTCCAGGCAAAAGAAATTATGGAAGATCAGTCAGGGGATAGTCAACTAAAGGAGAATAAAATGTATAGAAAAATGCACAAAGGTAAAGGTCGTAAGACAAAGAGATAAGGATTCCGTAAGGAATGGGTTGTGGCTGCCTTACCCTTGAAATAGGTGACCGCTTTATACAAAGGAGTCATTCACATGGCACGTAAAGCACGCAAAGGTCGTAAAGCACGTAAGTAATTGACGGAGGCAACTCCTAAAATTACTTCAGCTCAGACTGAAACCTCCCTGGGGGGTGGGAAACAAAATATAGCCTCCCACTTGATTTCATTTTACATAATGTATATTCTATGAATATATAGACTTAATAGGACTTGATTATGGCTGCACCAGATATGATGGATTTGATTAAAAACCAACGGGACAAAGCAACACCTGCTGGCGTACCNCCTGTTCCTCCAACAGGCACAGAAATGTCTGATGCCAGTACACCACCGTCAGCCGCTCCAATGTCAACACCAGAACCCAAGATGGGCAATCGTGAAGGTGCTATGGTAAACATTAGCATGGCAATGGATTTACTAGAACAATCTTTACCTGCTTTAGGCTCAGAATCAGAAGAAGGGCAAAAAGTTTTGTCTGCGATTAGAACTATCACAGGTGTGATTGGTGCTAAAAAAGCTAAGACGGGTGAGTTACAACAATCAGAAATTTTACAATTATTACAAACTTTACCCCAAGCGGGTGGCGCAACGCCTGAAGGTAAAGCATTGTCACAAGCGCCAGCAATACCAGGTATGTCACCTTCTGCTCCTCCACCTGCAATGGGAGGCGCTCCAGGCGGTATGCCCGGCGGTCCAACTCCACAATTAACATAAAGGAAGATTATTATGGATTTATTTAAACCAAGAGGCGCATCTGCACCACGCAGACCAACCGACAATAACCAAAAAAATGGTCAGATCATTAACACACCAAGATTTTCACANTTTGGTGGATTAACTGCTGCACCTAAAGCTGGTTTTAAAAATATGATGACAACATCACAACCAGGCGATACTAAAAAAGTTATTTAATTAATTAGGGGATAAAAATGAGTTTAGAGAATATGTCGCTAGAGCAANGGGATGAATTGGCATTGTTGATGAAACAATTGTCAGAGAATCCTGAAACTAGAAAAGAAGCATTACGCTTAACTAAAAAGTTAAGACCAGATTTACCTATGCCAGAGTTAGAAATTGAGGACTATACTGAAAAGGCAGTTTCAAAAGCTAACCAACGTGTAGAAGAATTAGAACGTAAACTTCAAGAAAAAGAAGCGCATGAGAATCTAGACAAAAGACGTAATTCTCTTATGGAAAAAGGTTTGATTGATAGTAAGTCAGACATTGAAGAAATTGAGAAAATTATGTTAGAAAAAGGAATTACAAACCATGAGTCTGCTGCTGAATATTGGCAGTGGATGAAACAAGCAGCAGTGCCAACACCATCAGGATATAATCCTAGCCCAGTCGCTAAATTTGATTTAGGCAAATATTATAAGAATCCTACTATGGCAGCACGCGATGAAGCAGCAAAAGCATTATCGGACTTGCGTAAAAACACAAGACCGATTGGTATATAGGGGATATATTAACTTATGATTGGAGATAAACCATGCCTATAGGTGGCGGTATTCTACCAGCTTCGGGAAGTACGCAATACAATGAATTGACTTACGTCACACGTAGAGCGTTTATCCCAAAGCTCGTTGTACAACTTTATAACTCTACACCATTGATGGCGGCGTTAATTGCTAANAGCCAACAAGCATCAGGTGGTGTTTCTCAAGTAACTGTTCCTGTTCAAGGTTCACAATTTGTTAATGCACAATGGTCTGACTACAGTGGCTCATTCAATCAGCCTTCTGTTCAACAAGGTGCTTTTAACGCTGAGTTTAACCTTAAACTGATGATTGCTCCTGTGCCATTCTTAGGTATGGAAGGTGCAGTTCAACAAGATTACGCTATTATCCCTTTAATTGAAGCTCGTATGAACGATGCGACTAACGTTATGATGGATGCTATGGCTACTGCTTTGTATAATAACTATACAAATACTCAACAATTCATTGGACTCCCTGGTGCAATTGATGACGGTACAAACATGACAACATACGGTAACATTAACCGTTCTACCTATACATGGTGGAAATCAAAGGTTTATGCTGCTGGTAACGTTAATCCAACACGTCAAAACATCTTACAATACATTTCTGGTACTGTTAAAAACGGTGCTGAAGTGCCTACATTTGGTGTTTGTGGCTTTGGTACTTGGACTTTATTAGCTCAAGACTATGTTGGTCAAGAACAATATGTCATCACTCCGGGTAATGGTTTTGATGGTGATTCAAACGGTCCTCAAGCTGCTTTCCGAGCATTGATGGTTGCTGGTGTGCCNATTTATCCAGATCCATACTGCCCAGAAGGTACTGTATATTTCATTAACTCAAATTACTTGTCATTGTATATCCATGACCAAGGTTCATTTGTGTTTACAGGCTTTGAGTCTACTTTACC